GGGATGAAAATACTAGTCGATGCCGCACCGCTATAAGCCGGTGTCGGTGCCGGACCAGACCAGGGCGTGCCCTGCGTGATATTTTGCTGACTGATCGAGCCAGACATTACGCGTGCCTCCTACTGGGGCACGCGTTGGACGTGCCCGGGTTTACCCGATGACGCGTCCCTGCAACGGCGCCGCAATGATGTCCGCTTCGATGCGGTCGGCCTCGGCCTCCCGCCCGCGATACATCCCGCGCGTTTTTGCGTTGTAGAACGCCTGGATTTCCGAGCCGGTCCACGTCCGTGGCGGTGCGGGGGCGCTGCCCGACGCGTCACCCATGGCGCGTCCCGGTGCGGCAAACTGTTCCAGCGACGGCTTCCCCGCGCCGTTGCTCGGTGGCGTCTGGGGTGCCGGCGGCGCCGGAGGAGGCCGCAAGGCAGTCTGCTCCGCGATATAGGCGCGGAAGATATGGGCAACCCGAGGTCCGTCTCCTGCGTCGTATGCGCCCTTCAGGAGCGCGTGACGCAACTGCCCACTCCACGGATCGACGTCCTGAAGCCAGCGAGTAAAGCCGTCACTCGTATTTACCCGCTGCCAGTGATCCCGCAGTTGCGGATCATTGTCAAGTGCGTAGTGAACCCGGTTATGTGCGGAATCAACCTGTTGCGCCTGGAAGCTGTTCTGTAGCTGCGCCAGCCGCTGCTCGTAAGCCTGTTCGATCTGCCGAACCCGCGCCTCCACCATCGGCTGCACCCAGCGCCCGGTAGCGTCGATAAGCTCCTGGCCATACTCGGTAACATCCTTCTCGGTCGCTCCCGACGGTCGGGAATCATACGACTGCGCTGGTTGCGGCGGTTGCGCACGCATGCTGGCCACCAACTGTTCGAGGCCGCGAACCTGTTGCTGAAGCTGCGGCACCTCGGCATTGTACTTACCCTGTAGGGTAAAATACCGTTGTTCCCATTCGTCGGTCTGCGCACGTGGTCCCGGCTCGTGCTCCTGCTGCTTCTCCTCAGCGGCAGGCTGCTGTGGCTGCGGCTGTGGATCGGACTGCTCCGGTTGTGGATTCTCTGGTGGGGGCTGATCGGCTGGCTTTTCGGGGCCGGCATTGTACTGGCGCAGAAGTTCCTCGGCCCGCGTAGCCTGCGCCCGTACCGCCGCCGGGACGTGCGGTGAGTAGTCGGCCGAAGCTGTATTTGCGTCAGGCATTGGTTATCCCCTCCATGCCTTTCTGCGCGAGCGTCTTCGACATAGGACCTATTTTTACCGACTGGCTCTGCCGCTGCCCTTTCGTCGCCGCGTCGAACGCGATGTACAAATCCCGAACCGCCTTCGCGTAGCCGCGCACATACTCGGCCTTACCGACGTCGCTATCGAGCACGTTGTTCATCCAGACCGTCGTCTGCTCCTTCACCGACTCGCAAACGAGCGCCCAATTCTCATTGTTGCGCAACTGCGCACAGGCATCGCATCCGGGCGTGCCGAGATTGATGCTCATTCGGTGTCCATCCCCTGACCGGAATAGTTGGTCAAATCAGGCCCCGGCGCACCCATGGTCCCCGGCCCGAGGCCGCCCTCGCGCAAATGCGTGCGCATCGTCCCTGCACCGCCCCGGATCATCTTCGCCCCGGCATGCGCCGTCGGATCGACGCCGCCCGGCGCGGCCCCGCCGGCCGCCGGCGCCAGCAATCCCCCGCCACCACCCTTACCGTAACGGTTCAGCGAGTGCATGCCGGGATCGCCGCCGGTAATCGACGCCGATGGCGCCTTCACATGCCCGACGCTGGTATGGGTAATGCCGAAATTTTCAGTGCGTCCCGGCTTACCCACGTTGTTAGTCGCATGTTGCGCAATGCCGGAATGCTTGCCGATGCCCATCTTCCCCGGCGCGGCGATCGACGGACCGCCACCCGAGAAGGCACTGCCCATACCGGGCAGGCCACCAAGGAGAGCCATTAGCCGTGCGGCCCGCAGCCGCCGACGACCCAATCGGTGCCGCCGCGCTTTTTATCCCGCATCGGATTGAAGTCGGGCTTCAGGTCGACCTTCGATGATTTCGGGTATGACCGCGAGGAGCCGGTCGGGCCGCCGCCGTCGCCGCTGCCGCCACCCTTGGTCATCTCCTCCGGTCCCGACTTGACCACCTTGCCGTGGCCGATCTCGCCGGTTTTGTTGCCATATTCCGTGCGCTGTGCGTCGTGATTAGTATCCGCCACTGGGAGGTGCTCCTGGTTGTGCCTGGAATGAATTCACCGGAGGCGCGTTGTCCGACAGGCGTTCCGGCGTCGCCTGCGGCGGTTGGTTGCCCTGCGCTTGATTAGCCGGGTTATTACCGCCCGGCCGGTTCGGCTGCCCCGGCGGGCCGCCGGGTCCTTGTCCCGTCATCTGCTGCATCTGAGCCTGGATGTTCTGCATCTGCTCCTGCGCCCGTACCTTCGCCTCGATCTGATCGTCGGGCGGCAGGATATCGTCGGGCAGCCCCATATTCTGCGCGACGGCGCGCAGGACGCGCGAACGCCCCAAGGGCCCGACGATCGGCGCATCGATCGGATTCGCGGTAATCTGCAAGAATTGTAGTTGTTTCTGCCGCTCCGTCTCCTTGGCCAGCGCCACCACGGCGCCATTCACCTTAATCTGCTCCTCGCCGGTGAGCATCCCCGACTGGTCAGTTAGCATGATCATATCATACAGGCCCGACAGCGCCGGCTTGATCACGTCGGTGTCGATGTTAGCCGCAACGGTTTGCAGAACCTTCTGCGAATTGTTCATCAACATGCCCAGACCCGAGGCAGTGCGACCTGCCCCGCCGGACATAGCAGCACCAGTAACGTAGCGCGGGATTGCTGATATATCGTCGGCTAGATTTGATACCGCCGAGTAAACCGCAAGTAATTCCTGCACATTCGACTGCGGCTGGAAGAACGTAATCGGCTCCCGCATATTCGCCATGGGATCGTCGACCACGTACCAGCGTTTCCACGGATACATCTGCGACGCATTTTCCGTCGGTGCGAGGCGCTCGGTATTGACGACAACTTGCGGCCCCGAAGAAATCGCCATGTTATTGACGAGGGCACGCAGGCTGGCGTTACAAACTTCCTGTAAATCTTCAATAATATCGGGCACGCCATGCCCCATCACCGTTCCCGGCACCTTTTCGAACGACGTCATATAGTAAGGATGCCGCTTACGGGGGCTCGGATTGATCTGCGTTTTAATGGTGAACTGCCCCACCACCCACGACTGCACCATATAATCGGTATCGGGGTCGGGACAAAGCTTCGGATCGACGCCGTTATCCCACAGCACCTGTCCCTGGAGGCAGCCGTGATATTCCGCACAGTCAATCATGTTAGAGTAGTTCAGGTAGGGCGATTCGCGTTGCTCGTTGAACGCCTGCTCCGTGTCCGGATAATCCATCCAGTCACGCAGGCCGCGCGAATAAGCTTCGAGCGCGCCGCGCACCGCATCCACGTCGTAACCCGGCAGACCCAGCAGATCGTTCAAATCCGCCCGCGTCATCCGTTTGCGCTCGATGATTTCCGCTTCTTCCAGTGTCGCCGCCCCCGGCGTCCAGCACAGGAAGAACGGATTAACCCGCTCCCAAAATAACTGCGGCCGGGTCTGGATTGATGGCTTGCCGTTGATCCACGTCAATTTCGGTACCATCCGCACCACCGGCCCCTTCAGCACAGCATACGGATATAGCGGCAGATCGATCAGAAACTCGGCAAGCGCGTCGTAGAACCCGCCCGCGACCAGGATATCATCCATCTTATCGGCGGCGGCATTGGCCTGCATCATCGCGATCCGCCGCGCCGCCTGCTGCGCGGCATGGGTCAGCGACACGATGCGGTTCTTGACCTGATCCTGCGTCGGCGGCTGCGGCGGCGGAGGCGGCGGCATCCCCGGCTGCGGCGGCGCCGCCTGCATTCCTGCCGTCATCTGATTGTGCACTTCGCCGGCGACCAACTGAATAATCGACGCCCTGACTTCGTCGGGCACCGGCGGGTCGGGCTGCGGCTCGACGTCCCAGGGCCGGTCCTGGCCCAGATAGACGTCACGTAACAACGACGTTGCACCCCGGCACTTGGTCGCGGCGAGCCGGGAATAAACCTCGCTGCCGCCGAACTCCTTAATCGCAGCTAGTTTTTCCGGGTCGTACTTGCCCTCGAACATGCGCTGCGCGCGCAGGAGCCGGTAATTGATCGGGTTAGCACCCTGGTTGCGGTGATTGCGGAACACCTCCCAGCGATGCCGGATATAGGTGTTGAGGTCGGGCGGCCGTTCCGGCGTGTTCTGGTTCGCCCGCCGGGCCGTCTCGTCGGCATCCATCTGCGACCGCTGTCCCGGCGTAACCACGCGCAGGAAACCGCCCCCGGAGCGGAACGGGATTTGTCCGCCGGCCGAGCCACCCTGAGCACCACCACTATTGGCGTAGTTGGCACCCCCCGGCCCGGGGTACATAACGCTCCCACCCGCCCGCGACTGCGCCGGGGGAGTCGATGATGCACGGCCTGGGATCGCATAGGGCATGATGGACTACTCTCGTATTTAAGCTATAAATCCAAAATGGACGACGATGCAACCGTCGATGCTCCGCTGGACGACAACGCAACCGTCGACGCTATGCTGGACGGCATTGAAGTCCCGGTGCCGCTGCCCACCCTCGATCCGGCGCTCCGTTGGGCCTTCGTCTGCGACATTGCGCAGCGCAGCTACCCCGAGGAAGAAATCGCCAAACGCTACGGTTTCGCCGACGCCCTCACTATGGTGGCGTATATACGCAATGATAAGGAGTTGATCCGGACCATCAAAGTGCGCCGCGCCTACTGGGACAGCGACGTGGGATTGCCCGAGAAGCTGCGCACCCTCTACGGCCACACCCTGCAATATGGCGGCGTCGCCAACGCCAAGCTCATGCTGGACCCGCTCATCAAGCCCGAGGTGCGGCTGGAAGCGATGCGCCAGCACGCCCGGATCGCAGGCGTTGACGGCGTAGCGGCGTCGGCACGCGGGGACACCGGCACGTCGGGCGCACGCTTCGTATTACAAATCAACATCCCCGGCGAGAAACCCGTTGCATTCATCGAGGGCGCGGTAACTGACGATGAATGAACCCTCGCGACCCGAACCGGCTATCCCGCCACCAGCGGCTGCTCATGCAACTCGGCTGGTGGCTGTGCGCGCTCCTGCTGTTCGCGGGGGTGGTGCTCGTACTAGTATCGCTGGCGCGACAAGGAGAGTAGCATGAGCCTGCTCGGCATCCTGATCATCGTCCTGATCCTGGTGTTGCTGCTCGGCGGCGCCGGTCACTATGGCGGTTGGTACGAATCCGGCCCGGCGATTTATCCGCTCGGCGGCATAGTCGGTGTGATCCTCATCGTATTGGTCATAATGTTGCTAATGGGCTACAGGTTCTGACGATGGCCAGAAGTCCACGGGTTGATGTTCCGACCCAGGAAGAATTTGATGCGTTGGTCGAACGGGTGACGCATCTGGAAGAAGTGACCGAAGACCAGGAACTGCGCATCAGCGAACTGGAAGGCGACGTCGAGGAGCCGGAGCCACCGGGCGAGGGCGTGCAGGCGAAGCGGGTATGCGACGCGCTCGGCGTATTCGGGGTGAACACCTTCTCTTCGCTCGATCCGGATGCGAATCTATGGGGCAGTTGGCCCGCCGACTACTCGCCGCCCTCTGTTATCCACGCGCTCGACTTTCTGACCTGGGGCACCGGACATTCGTTTCGCATTCGCGAGTATCACTACGCATCGCGTGCGCAGATGCAGATCGACTGGATCGAAGACATCCAGGCGTCGCTGCCGCAGACGCGGTTTTCGATGTGCGTGGGCGCCAATGGTTCTGTGGATGATGCGGCATCGCTGAGCAAGTTTCAGGACGCGGTGAATTGGTTAGAGGGACTAAACGAACCCAACACCGACTTCGGTTCCGGCCAAGTGCCGTTCGCCACCACCGTGTCGATCCAGCAGGCGCTGCAATCGAGCCGCCTCCCCCTCATGGGGCCGAGCATCGTCGCGGGGATGCCGCACCCGGAAGGGTGGATCGAAAAGTATTGCGGCACGCCGGAGAACCTTACGTTTCTCAACTCGTTGATGAGTATCGGCAATGGTCACTTCTACCCACCAGATCATCCTGATGCTGCTGGTACTAGTCTGGCTGAATACGTTGGTGGTCTTTGTACGGCTTATACGAACAATCCTATCGCGCTGACCGAGTATCACCCGAGCCTATTCAACGGACACGGGCGCGCACCGGGGCAAGAGGGATGGGACGGAGAGCGCGATGCCTACTACACTCTGTGCGCATTGTTTCGGGCCGCTAAATGCTCAGTTAATGGTCTCTGGTGGTATGCCCTTTTCGATTACGGAAGTACGTATGTGTGCGGGTTGTTCCCCCAGGGGCATGCGAATAACCCTCGCCCGGCTGCTACCGCGCTGCGTAACCTATACCGCATCTGCGCCGACACCGGAGCCGACAACCGCACCTTCGCGCCCGGCAGGCTCGACCTCGTCGTGACGGCGCCGCCCGAGGTGGGCTGGGACCTGTATCAAGCCAGCGACGGTCGCTTCTTCATCGCGATCTGGCACTCGCAGCGGGAGCCGGGCGGCGAAGGGGTGCCGATATCGATCCGGTTGCACGCCGCACCGTCGGGCCTGCGCATCCACGACCTCGTTACCAACACCGGCCACAGTGAAACCCCACCGCCTACGGACATCACCCTCGAACTGTGCGGCCGTGCCGTAATCGTGGAGATCACCCCATAGTTTACCTTGGTGTTCTCGCCCTCATCGCGGCGGCCGTCGGCACGGTTTTACTGTCGATGTACGGCAAACCGCCGCGTGATTAACACCTTCATCTCGTTCGTCATCTGGTTAAGCCTACTGGGCTGCGCCGTGTCGGCGATCGTTGTATTCCCCCGGCTGTTCTGATAATTACGAGCCTGCTATTACCCATACCCAGGGGGTTCCCATGAGCCAGAGCCAAGCCCATGCCGCACAGCCTGCCGCGCAGCCCGCGCAGGGCGGCGCCATCAAGCTTACCGCCGACGACGGGCGCACCCTCCTGGTCGCCAAGAGCGCGATCGCCGTCGTGACGCTCCCGGCGCCGCTGCCGCAGGGCGCACCGCTCGGCACGCCGGCGGGCGAAGTCTATATCACGCTGGTCTCGGGGCAGATGCTCAACGCCAAGCTGACCGACGAAAACAAGAAGGCGCTCCAGGCCGCCGGGGCAGTCCCGGCCGATCCGAAGCCGGCCGAACACAAGCCCGCCGCATAGGAGAGAGACCATGCGCAAGCTCCTCCTCGCAGCAACCCTGCTGACACTTGGCGCTTTCCCGACGGTCGGGAATGCCACCGTCATCGTCACCTACGGCCAGACCGGCCTCGGCAACACGGTGACAGCCACGCCGAACGCCGGCGACACGGCGACCACGATCTCGGCGACCGACGTGCCGATCGACGTGACCCAGTGCATCGCCGGTGCCGCGTGCCTCGGTCCCGAGTTCCTGGATATCACCGCCACCTCCACCGACGCGGCGCAACAGGTCGGCACGGCGGTCACGCAACATTATAGCGGCACGTTCTCGATCTTCGCCGGCGCGGGCATGACCGGCGCGGATATCCTGAGCGGGACTTTCACCGACGCCGTTTTCGGAGCCGGACCGCAGTTGACGCTGGCGGTGGGCAACCCGCCCGACAGCCTCACGCTCACCTCGACCGTGATTCCAGCAGCGGAACTGGTTGCGCCTAACGCTATCGGCTTCACGTTCACTAACGTCATCCCACCAGTGGGTGTGGTCGGCAGCGGCTGTGCGCAATTCCCTAACAGCATGCAACCGTGCACGCTCGCCGGAATGGACGCGGCGGTGGCCGGCAATGCCTCGGCCTCGGTCCCCGAGCCGGCCTCGTTAGGAATCTTTGCGGTGGGCCTGCTCGCCCTTGGTTTCACGCGCCGCTACTGGTATAATTGAACCGCCCCTACTGATCCGAGGGGCGCCTGTATCTCGGTCTACTATGCGTTAAGCTTCGCTACCGCACGAGCGATAGCGAGGTATCTCACTTACGGCGGCGGCGCCCCCGCCGCCGTATTTTTGTTGCTACCCCGCCGCATCTGTCTTAACCTAAGATTATGATCACAACCGCCCGCGAATTCGCCCAACTCGACCTGGATAACCCATGGGTCTGGGACCTGTTCGAACGGTTCGCCCTGGAAAAAGCCAGCCAGAGATTCCCCCATTACAGCGCCTCGATGGTCATGGGCCGGGTGCGCTGGGAGACCGACGTGATGCTGCACGACGGCAACCCGGGCGGCTACAAAATCAACAACGACTGGATTCCCTGGTACGCCCGCAAGTTCAACGTGATGTACCCGCAATATGGCGGCGGCGAGTTTTTCCGCGAAAGAGATTCCAATGCGGACTCGGGCTGGCCTGGGCGCGCCGCAGCGCGGCATGCCCGCATCGCCGCCGGTATCTCCATATGAACCACGCCCTTACGGGCGTGCAGGAAACGCACTAAGTTTCCACTATGAACCTGTCCTACACGCCTCCCGCCACCATCGCCGCGTTCATGCGCGACAGCGAACACCGGGTAAGGGTCCTGGTCGGCCCCGTCGGTTCAGGCAAGTCCATGGGCTGCATCATGGAGTTGATGCGCCGCGCCGGCGAGCAGAAACCCTATAACGGGGTGAGGCATACCCGCTTCGCCCTCGTGCGAAACACCCTTCAACAACTACGACAGACCGTTTTGAACGATATCAAAGAGTATCTGAGTCCCATTATTAAGTTTTTTGTCACCGACTCGACGATCCAGTTACGCGCGCCCCTGCCCGACGGGACGATTCTGCACTCGGATTGGTTGCTGTTACCCCTAGACTCCAAGGAAGATCAACAGCGGTTGTTATCATTACAACTAACAGGCGCATGGGTTAATGAAATCAGGGAAGTAGACTTCAGCCTGATAGGTCCCATCCTGGGCCGCTGCGGACGTTATCCTTCGGGAGCGCGAGGGGGCCCCACATGGTACGGCCTGATCGGCGACTGCAACCCGTGGGACAGCGACAGTGCCTACCACGAAGTGATGGTGCTGAACCCCGATCCGCAATGGAGGCTCTACCACCAACCGAGCGGGATCGGCCCCGACGCCGAGAACGTGCAGAACCTGCCCATGGGTTATTACGATAATCTGGCGAGGAACCCCGACAAAGAGTGGGTCGGCGTGCACGTGGAGTCGGTATGGGGCACGTCGAATGCGGGGCAGGCGGTGTTTCGCAAGTCATTCGACGCCGGCGTCCATGTCCGGGACCTCCAGCCCGTAACCAACCCCTTCAGGCCCATCATGGTGGGCCTCGATTTCGGCCGCACTCCCTGCGCGGTGGTGGGCCAGATCGACAGTTTCGGCCGCGCGCTTATTTACCGCGAGATAGTAACGGAGGATATGGGTATTGAACGAATGCTTCGCGAATACTTGCGGCCGGCGCTATCTGTCGAACCCTTCGCGGGGCGGAAAATATTCGTGGTAGGCGATCCGGCCGGCAGCGTAAGGTCGCAGACGCGCGACGAATCGCCCTTTGATATCTTAAGGACGAATGGTTATCTCGCGTATCCTGCGACAACGAATGACATAGACGCGAGGCTGGTGGCGGTAGAAAGGTTATTCACTGCGAACCTGTCGGGCCAGCCGGGATTGCAGATCGACCGGCGCGGCTGCCCCACGCTCGTCCGCGCGCTAGGGAATATGTACAGGTACAAAAGAAATAAGGACGGCAAAATCCAGGATTTGCCTGAAAAATTACACCCCTGGTCCGACGTGGCCGACGCCCTGCAATATTTCTGCCTGGGCACCTCGGCTAATTATTCGGGGAGGGTCATGCTCCGGGTGCGTCCGCAGCAGCCCGTCAGGGCGCCCTCGGTGGCCGCCTGGACGTGAGAAGCGCCTACCCCTTGATCAGCCCCGCCGTGATCTTCATCAACTGCCGTGTGGCGCTCAGGGCCGCCGGCTGACCCTGCGTATCCGCGAGGGCGAGGCAGTGCAATCCCCACTGCGAGGCGGTGCGCAGCAATTCCAGGTCGTGCCGTACCTTTGCGACGTTGGCAAACTCCAGGCTAAGCCTTACCGGAACCGATTCGCGACCGGGTTTGGGCATCGTTACGGCGCTCATAATCGCTCCCCGAGAAGGGTACGATCATCGCGCTAACGTGTAGGGACGGTCAACCGCGAGTTGCGGAAATCATCCTGGGGACTATGCCGACCTTTGTAGTTTTACGCTCGCGCTCGTGCTACCGCCTCGCTGCCGCGTAGTGTTTTCTCGGCGCTGTCGGCCACCGCGCGCACCCGGGGGTTGAGGGTGTAGATTTTAGCGCGCAGGACCGAGGCACGCTGCTTCACGTTGCCCGGGAGCACCTCCACCCGCTCGTCCAGGTACCCCTGGCTGAGCATGCGCGAGAGGCTCGCATCGATAGTATCGACGGAGATATTCACGTGCTGCGCCGCCCGGGCCCGCGTCGGGAACGGCAGATTGGCACGATTCAGGGCGCGAATGAGCGCCAGCAGGGCGGCCGACGAGCGGGGCGGCTTCTTCGCCCCGGAATCGTCCCGGAGCATATTGGTCAGGGCCTCGACGATGACGGGATTGACCCGTGGCAACGCCGTCAGTTCGGCCCGCGCAGGCTCGCGCGCCTTGGTGTTAATACGCATGGTCTAGCTCCTCCGCGAGGGGGTTCTCGCGAGGATAAAATCGGATGCCTGTATGTCTGTGTCAATATATCTAAAGCGTTACAAACTATTCAGCCGTCCCCCCGAAGGGGGGACGGCTGAACGAAGCGATTACCCGTCGGCAGCGAGGGCCTTCGCGGTAACGGGCCCGACGATCCCGTCCACCGTGAGCGCGTGCTTGGTCTGGTAGGTGCGCACCGCCTTTTCGGTCTCGGGGCCGAAAACCCCGTCCACCTTGAGCGTAGCACCGTTCTTGTTGAGTGCCTCCTGCAAGGTTTTCACGTCGTCACCGTGCGAGCCGGTCGCGAGCGGGGTATGATCTGACATCGTCATCAACCCGGAGGCTGCGGCTTGCCGCCGGAACCGGGCGGTACCAGGACCCAGCCGAGTTCCTCATCGTAATGCCACTGCCAGTCGTTCGACGGCGGCGGATTCGGCTGCGGCGGCTGCGGCGGCTGCGGCCAGATTTGCGGCGGATCGTATGGACCGCCCCAGATCACCAGCGGGGGCAGCGGCTTATCCGGCGGCGGCACCGGCTGAATCGGGTGCGCCGGATGGCCCGGCGGCGCCGGGTACCCCGGATAACCTCCGACCGGAGGAACACCCCCCGCAGGGCCGCCAGGAGGCGCCGGGAAGCCGGGGTAGCCACCGACGGGTGGCACACCGCCGGGCGGCCCGCCAGGGGGCGCCGGGAAGCCGGGGTAGCCGCCAACGGGGGGCACACCCCCCGGAGGACCACCCGGCGGCGCCGGGAACCCAGGATAGCCTCCGACGGGTGGCATCCCACCCGGCCATGGCGGCTGCGGCTGCGGCGGAGAAATATCAACGTAGTTCGGTGGCCCGCCCCAAATGCGCAGCGTTTCGGCATTGCCGACGGTGACGGATGGCCGCAGAGGCCCGCCGTCAATGCTAGTAGAACCAATGATGGTTACCGCGACTGCCACGGTCTGTTCTCCCCTTGGATGGTGCGCCCTTTTAACGGGTTAAATGCTGTCGTGCAAGCAGGACATTATTTCTTCACCCGAGCGCGCAGGGGTTACCCCTTATTTCTTCGTAATGGGCGCAAGCTGCGGACACGCAAGCAAAACATGCACCGCGCCCGTAGCCGTCATCATGGTCAGGCTGACCGTGCCATTGTCGATATCCTTGCTCTCAGGCAAGGTGCATGCAGAAAGAAGTATACTAACGACGACTAAGAGTCTCGACGGGGAACAGTTCATACTGCGCGCTTTCCTGCGAGCGGGCAGGAATAGGCCCTGGTTTAGGTGTAGTAACTTTTAATGTTGGGGGTGGCTCCTGCCGGGGTGGGCCCTCATAGGCCGCGACGGGCGGGTAGCCCGACGGGGGCGGGAAAAGCTTGCGCGCCAGCGCGTGTCCATCGATCGGTGCCATCGGCGAAAACTAGCACAGCCGTATTTGCGTAGCAAGCGGGGTCCCGGCGCTCCGGCGACTCGGTATTATCCGTAGTTCCGAGTCAGAGAATATTCAGGAACATCTGCGGTAAATTGCAACAAACGAAGGCACGCCGGAACCCAGGAACCTTGCAACGCCGAACCGACGGCACGACGGGACCTCGGAACGCCGGAGCCTCGGAACGGCGGTATGGGGCTGATTCGTGACGAAACATTCTTAGTCCATTAATCCTATTTATAAAATTTTTCTGTACCGAAGGGGTGAGCGCGCGTGGCCCTCCCCCGCCGGTCCAGGACCCCGGGCCGGCCTCCCTTCGGTAGGGAATAACTACAGGCACTCAGTTATAGGAAAAGGGAAAAGCCTAAAGCCTACCATCGCGCAAAGTCAGCAACGGCCAAGAGCCACATGCGCGGCGCCTGAGCTTCCTGCCCGCCCGACACGCGGGGAGTAGCTAGCGGGGATATCCTATCACGAGGCCGCCGGGCCTGGGGTGAAATGACACTCGCCAGCGCGAACGCGCTGGATCGTCTCCGCATTTTCCCAAGCCGTCTGCTACCGGTATTCGTTCGCTCAATTCCGAGCAACGGAGAATTGCAATGGCTGGAAGGTATCTCGGCGCCGTCGTCGAAACGATTGACGGGCGCAAGGTAGCTATCAAGCGATACACGGCGCACTATGCCAAAGGCGCCAGGAAGCCTAAGACTGCGCTTATTCCTGGCGCGATGCGCCAACCTTTCGCGACCGATCATTCCCAGCGCAACCTCGCGCGGTATGTTTCCAATCTTCAGGACAAGGCAATGGGGCGGTGAAACCCCGCCTCATAACCGGCACAAGCGAATTGATGATATATCTATCGCGCGTGCAATACGCACTGCCACTGACCGTCAAAATTGACGGTCAGGTTGCGGTAATTGAGTTTCCTACCGATGAAGCTAGGGATGAATTTTTGCAGGTTGTGATGGCGCGCTAGCGCCATCACACTTCCTTCATTCGTTTGTGTCATTATTGCGGAACGCTCTCCCCGCTAAGGCATCGCCAATTCCCAATAGTTGGGAACGCGATTTATCCCCGGAGGGCAATATGGTGAAAGGTAACAACAAGCTAGACGTGAACCGCGTCAACGCGATAACCGAGGCGGTTCGTGGCGTTGCTTTCGATGTGCTGGAATACCGCACTAAGGCCGACGCGGCCAAAACTGCGGCGAACCTTGCGCGGGCTGAAGTCTACAGCCGACAGAGCGATGCGTTGCTCACTCTCGCCGCCGCCGCAAGCGACGGTCAGTGGAGCGACGCGGAAATCCTGAAGGCGCGTAGCGTCATAACTTCCCAGCAGAGCGACAAGACAACGCTCAAAACGCTGCAAAACTTCCTGTCGTATGCGTCAACGGCTATGGCACCTACGGTGCGGCCGCACGCGAGTGACCTTTGGGACCTGTGCCTCGAAGCATGGCGAACCGAGGAAGACACGCGCGCGATTGACAAGGAAGCGCCGACACCTTTCAAGCTAGCGTTCAAGCGACTGGACAATATGTTCGTCGCCGCACTGACGCTGGCCAAGGGGACGAAGGATCACAAGGCTACGTTGCTGACGTGTCAGAACGATCTGGACATGTGGGCCGCTGCTAACGATCCTGCGCTTGACGTTGAAAAGGTGAAGGCACGCTTGGATGCAGCGCGCGACGCTCTCAGCGCCTTTGCGCATGATTTCCCCTTTGATAAGCTGACTAACGTCATGGCCAGCCTATCGGAAATCAGCCCGAAGGACGTTGAGGCGGCGTGGCAGAATATCCACGGCGCAGCGTCTTATACATTTGGTGTGCCGACGCCGCAGATTGACGCTGACAGCGATAGTTATCTTGAAGCTGTCAAGGCGCAGGATGCGGCAGAGGAAGCGGAAGAAGCCGAGGCTCAAATCACTGAGCCTAAGGTCAAGGTGACGGAGAGTGAACCTGTGACTGACAGCCGCGTCAACGATGCGGTTGACGAACTGACGAACTGATTTCCCGGC